ATGTTAAGTGACTCAAAAATTAGAAGTGCAAAACCGAAAGAAAAGCTTTATAGGCTTGGTGATTCCGATGGTTTGTGTGTTGAAATAAAACCTAATGGCAAGAAGTATTGGCGCTATCGTTTTCAATGGCTCAAAAAAACACAAATGATGAGCTTAGGTGAATACCCTATTGTGGGATTAGCTGAAGCCCGTACTAAAAGAGATGAAGCTAAATCTTTAGTTGCAAGCGGTATAAATCCAGTTGAAGAAAAAGAAAACCAAAAAAAGGCTAAATCTGATGAGTATGACAATAGGGTTCTCTTTAAACATGTTGCTGCAGAATATAAAGCAGAAAAATTAAATAATCGTTCAGAAAGGTATCAAGAAGCTTTTCAACGCGCCTTAGATAAAGATATTTTAAAAGTTATTGGTGATAAGGATATTAAAGAAGTCACCTCAGCAGACGTTTTGACTATCATGAAAAAGACGATTGCACGAGTTAAGCGTCAAAAAAACCATGGTACTGGCGAAGTGTCAGCAATTCAAAATCGTACTTTTATTGGCGGCGTAATGCGTTATGCAATCGCCACACTTAGAGCCGACTATGATCCAACCTATGCCGTTAAAAACGTTGTAGAACGTCCCGAAATAGAACATGCCAGACCCATGGAAAAATATGAGGCTGTGCAACTTAGAAATAAATTAAATAGCTATGGTGGATCTACTACAGTTAAAAATGCTGGCCTTGTAATGCTCTACTCTATGCTCAGGACTATCGAGATCCGCCGCATGAAATGGGAATATGTTGATTTTGAAGCTAGAACAATTACATTCCCAAAAGAGATGATGAAAAAGAAACGTATTCATATCGTTCCTATGTCTGACCAAGTTTTTAATATTCTTCAAGAACAGCGCAACATTGTAGGTAATCGTGAATATGTTTTTCCAGCCATCTATCAAGATGGGATGCTCTCCGCTACTACAATGAATAAAATGCTCGATTACATTGGCTTGTCTGATGTCACTGCTCATGACTTTCGTGCCACTGCATCAACCTTGTTAAATGAAAAGGATTACGATGACAAATGGATTGAAAAACAATTAGCGCATGCAGATGGTAATAAAACTAGGGCCACATATAACCATGCCAAATATTTAGAAAGCAGGCGAAAAATGCTACAGGACTGGGCTAATATTGTGGATAGCTGGGCGGTTTAACCGCCTTGCTTCTTCTGAAAATGCCACCAGACTTTTTTATAATAAACTTCGTCACGCAAGAAATTAATTTTTAATTCGTTGCCATTGAGGTCATAAATTTTAGTGACCTCTCCTTTCTTATCTAGATCTGCTAATAGATCTGCAACGCGAGAATATGCATGATAATGAATTTTGATTAACTGTGAAGACATAACAATAATTCAAAGTAATTTTAATAATGATACATCAATCCATCGTTCAAGTAAGTTAAGTGTATTGCGCAAATTTATGCTCATATTTGCTTAATATTGATATTTTTGCGCAAAATTATTCTCAGAAGAAAAAGGCTATTTTAATTACTCTTCTATTTTTTGATACAAAATGCCAATCAAACATAAATGTTATTTTTTCTCTAGTTACTATTTTTCAATAACTTAAATTAATATCGAGAAGTTGGCCAAATACTGCAGCTGCTTTGGCCAACCTTAGGTAGTTGGTACAAAATGTCAATTAACAACACACTGTACGCAAATGCTGACTCTAATATTATTTTTGATCGTATGGGCTGTGCAGCCCGATAATAGAATACACAGCACAGTAATAATCGAAGCAAACTTAGTTCGCTTACTGTGAAAGATTTTCATGCTAGCCGATCCGGTTAGCAATCCAGCCATAGAAAAACTGTTCCTGCTTTGGATTACGCTCACAGATTTCAATGTAGCGTTGCCCTTGCATAATATTGAGCACTCGCACCAGAACCTTCTCACCTTCTTTCCCACGTTTTGACAAGTATGTTTTAAGGGCACCTAGCGTTGCTGAGCCATAAACACCATCAACCTCTAAATCTGCATATCCAGCTTTACCTTGGTTATTAAGCAAGTTCAAAGCTCGTTGTAAAAGAGGTTTTGCAAATCCGGTACCGCAATTCACACCAGTGTCTAGAAGCTCTTCAGCTACTGCAGAAGAAACAGCATTTACTTGGTCAAATCGCGGAGCTGTCCAGTATTGCTTCTTGTAAATAGCTTTGGCCACATCAAGAGGCAAATCTTTCATATTGCCCTTATAGCCGTTTTCACGTGCTACAGCTTCAGTAATACCGTATTTGGTCGCCCCTCCTCGATCCGCTGGGTTATTTACGTAACCACCTTCGCGCTTAATTAATTCATCAAGATATTTTTCAATGTTCATTTCGGTTTCCTTTAGGCAATAAAAAACCCCGCAAATGCGGGGTTTTTCTGATTTTTAGATTTTATGATACTTTTCGGAGACGAGATGCATGAATGGTGCTGCGCATATCACCCTTGAGAACTTCTCGCATACTTGGAGTTTTTGCACAAGCAGACAATACACACTGAGCTACCAATTCATTAACTTTTTGTTGTTTTGTTTCAGTTAATTGAACATGACTTAGCAATGAAATAACGTTCATAATTCCCACACCTATTTAGTAAGGTTTATTGACGTCGAAAGGCAAGCCAACGCTTACCTTCAAACTTAACTGTCAAACCAGCTTTATCTAATTCTGATTTAATGGATTCTGCTGCGTCATGCATTCGCTGTAAGAATGCTTGACTATAGTCCGTACGTGCGTAGATTTTAGTCGCACTACCAGAACAATCAGCATGCTGCAAGAATTTTTGAATAATAAAGATCAAATATTCTGCGTATTTCGAATCATATTCTGAATCAACTAAACTATCAAGCTCTGGGCTAATGTAGATATCAAAAATCTTTAACGTTAATTCACGTCCACGACGATGATAACCGACTTCAACAATAACATTTGGATGATCACAATCATCTTCACAAATACCAATGTAAGTGTTTAGACTTTCTCGCGTTAAATAATCCCCATAATCTTTACTTGCTTGAATGTGTTCGAAAAACTGTTCATTTAACTCAATTAATTCGTCATCAAGATTTAATGCTATACCGCGATCAATCCAGTGTCGTGCTGTTGTTTTTAATAATTCTTCGTCAAATGAAATGATATTCAATTTTATTCCTCTCTTATAAAGTAAAGACAAAAGAAGATAACAAATTATAAAAACAATATAAAGAAGACACTAATTGATACATTAGTATTAATAGACCGCCCGAAGGCGGCATTAACTGTTCGTAATATCGTTTTTGGCTTTCTTAAACTCTTTGATCACTTCAACAATCGTTTTCCCTTCCTGTTTATCTATGAAGTTAAAAATCCAACGGACCAAAGCCCAACCGGGTAAACCACAAACAAAGAAGAAACCACCCAGAGCAATCATCCCCCATACATCAGTAACCCATTCATGAAGCCCCCACTTCACAATAATGAATGAGCCGCCAGCAAGACTTGATACGACAGTACAGATCAAGCCTACGCCCCACTCTTGTGGTGAACGTGGCATACGAGTCATTAATACAACTGCTGCAACCAAACCGACTGCTAAAGTCACCATAATTGCTGCACCATAAAATTTTAAAAGTGCTGTAAAACCGCTAGTGGAAACTGGTTCCATAAATCTCTCCAGATATTTTTAGACAATAAAAAAGCACCCGAATTGGGTGCTCAAAGTTCTTTTAAAGTTTAAAGGGTTTGTAAGATTTTCCCTCCGTTAATCAATTGAGTTGTTAGAGGTGCCACCCCAACAATTGCAGGTCCACCCGGCCCCGGCTGGCCTTCAGTTGTGCCATGGTATTGCCAATTCCATGTTCCATCATTGGTGGACTTGGTACCTAGTTGACCCCAGCTTCCACCATCACCAGACAATGGCGATCCATAACGGTCATTTTGGGTTCGATAACCTTTACCGGACACAGTAGTTTCAGCATCGGTTACTTTGACAACCATAAAGTCACCATTAAAGTACCAACGCCAGTCTTGTGAATCGTTAGTAATAGGTTGACCGGTCATAACCCGACCAAAAGGTGCTCCAGCTCCACCGGGAATACCCTGAACTCCATACGATAATCCAGTATAAATACCACTTGGTGTTGCGCCGCCACCAGATCCGCCTCGAGCCAGAGTTCCACCATCAATAATCAGGTTTAGTTTACTGTGCCGGTTTAATAGACCGGGTGCTCCCTGAAAACCATCACGGCGGGTTTTGGTAAAGTTGTAATCCGGATCGGTAGACCATGCACCAAATGCCAAATGTGGCAACCCGCCATCTCCACCACGTCCAACTACAGCACCTTTAATTGTCAGATTCACAACCAGATCAGGTGGAAACTCACCAGTATCAATAGCAGGTAATTCTGATGCAGCTGGAACGATATACTCTCGTTTTGCAGGACTAGAGTTATAGTCAAACTTATAAACCATCCTTGTTTCAGGTCGATAAGAACTCGAACTAGAAACTAGTGCACCTGCTTCAACTACAAAGCTAATTTCTCCAGTCGTTGGTAAATCACCTCTTTGCATTTGATATAAACGTGCGAGATTAATATCAAGCTGGTCATATCGAATGTAAATTGGAGAATCATCAACCGGCACGTCAATAAAGTCTTTATCGTTGAGGTAATAGCGCTCATCGTAATTAATTGCAGTAATTGTATTAGAGAACTGGTCAGCCGGTTCTCTTTTCGCTACCAGATAAGGCAATGAGCCTTTGGTATCGTCATTAACCACCGTATAGATAGTATTCACAAAATCATCAGGACTTAGCTTTAATGCACCGTTCGGTAATCGGCCTAAAACTACCTTGTTCTTGGCAGATCCTGCGGTAACAGGAATCAGGTCCACGGTACCATCCCCCATTTGCAAATAAATCACATAACTCTTGCCTGCAATAAAATCTACATCATGGCTTAAAGTCAGGATTAAACCCTCTTGCTGCACCACCTCACCGCTTTGATGAATACCATTGCGATAATCCGCTACAGCAATCCGGTCACGTAAAACCAGTAATTCTGATTCTGGTGCCGCATCAAAGGTAATGGATTTACGTTGAAACCGAAGCTTATTCCAGAGCCGGTAAGCATTGAAATGAGCTTGCCACTTGTTCCGTACACCAACAGACTTCACTTCTTTCGGGTTCTTTGCTCCTTTGTCTGGCAAATAGATATTGATACGACTATCGTCGGTCGGATCAGTGTATTCATAGATCAGTCCATCGTAGTCATCCATCACGCCAAAGGTCAGGTCATGCTTGTAACTATCCGGAATGATATTCCTGAAGTTAAACAGCATTACCGAGTTATCAGTTGGCCGTTCAAAATAAAGCTTGAGCTTATTGTTTTGCCGATATGCGGTACAAAACACTGCATCACATAGATTGGAGACCAGCTCTTCAAAAGATAGGTTTGTATCATCAATCGTAGTACAGAACTCAGCCGCAAGTGGTGTACCGAAATAATCCACTACATCGTTATAAGTCCGATAGATATTTTCCAGATCTATTTCGTCGATCGTACGGCGGCCTATCTTGTCATCCAGTGCCATTGAAACCAATGCATCAGCAAAGCTTGATGTTGGAAATAGCTCTGTCGTCATTGCGCCGTTTTTAAAAGTCGGTAACATCCGCTGAAGATCAAAATTGATCTTGCGGGACTTAACAGATAAAGCTCCAGTGGTTGCATAAGTGCGCGCACGAAAAACCGTTTCATGTTCATACACTGTGCTTTGCAAAGGATAAGCACCATAAAGCGCCTGCCACTTTACTTCATCTACTACCGTTGTAACCGCCGGTGTTGGTGTTAAACGACGTGCACGGACACTACAGCGACCTTGAAATGTCACCATATCCAGCGTTGCGCCAACGGTTTGACGCGACTTTGCCGAACCTTTCAAAATGATCTGCTTCAGCATCGGATTACCAATCGCTGCACCAGATTCATTTACCGGTGTTACTTCAACTTCAATCGTGACGTTAACAGCGGCCTGATTCCCACCTGAAGAAACGGTATAAAGTCCATTTGTGGCCACAAAATTACACAGCACCCGGCTACGTTCAACATTGTCCAGAATGAATGGACCAATCCATTTTTCACCTATTGAACTGATCTTTGGTGACAAAGCTGCAGTTTGTTGGTTATTTAACTCTTTAAGCTTTAACCAGTTAGCATTAACGGCCGCCGGATTTGATAACGTCATTCGATCATCTGCTACCGATAGAACGCTGTAAGTGCCGTTTAAATCATAAGTCTGGCCGTTAAACGTGAATGAGGCATTGGTGATTTCTACGCGGTCATTACTTACAAACTTAGTGGTTAAATCCGTATTGTTTGCAGATGCCCGAAGGATCTCGTTTGGATATGCAAAATGAAGGTAGTTCGTACCTTCTAAAGACTGTGTATCTGCTGGACGGAGAACTTGGCCATTAACAGAAGTTTGATGCTGAACCGTTAGTGGCGGCGTGGTAATTTCGGTACCAAGCGAAAAATATGGCTCACCTGAAACAATATCTACACCTGGTCGAAAGACTTCTACCGATGCGCCGGCAATATCAACAATGTTGGTTTCACCATCATATGCACCGTTAATTTTATAGTGACCACGACCAATACAACCAACAACATGCTCTACTTCGACATTGTTTTCATATACCTTGTAAGGCACAGTAATCAGATCAGGGGTATCGTGAGCGGCACCATAAATATCTGCGATACGACCATTTACGCGAGTTTTATTTTCACGGTTTGATAATTCGTTATTTGCAGACGAGGATTGATTGTTATTCTGGTTGGTTTGGGTAATTGAGGGCACAGGCATTAATAATGCAACAGCCACACCCATAACTATAGAAGCAACCGCTATCCAAGCTAGAGTTATGGGGTCTATACCCTTGGGATTCTCAATTACAATGAAAGTGCCTGGCAAGAAATCGAGCTGCTTTAATTCATATGCATTCTTCGGTGTGACTTCATTCGCAAATGAAATTTCGGCATGATCCATATTACTTGTTGTATGGAAAATACGGACATGTTCAGGCATATAATCATATTTTGAAGTAAGCCATTGACCCAAAGTTTCGGCGTGTTCAATTGTTTTGTCTTCGGATAAAGGGTCTTGTTTATAAATAATCTTAATCATAGAAACTCACACGATTAAATCCAAATGCTTGAACGACTTGAATTGGCATCCATGAAACGCCTGATTCCTGCAAATGCAAAATACGCCCCAAACGAAAAAGCCCCACATGTGGGGGCTTGTTTCGGTATCTCGAGTGAAAGGCGACTATGCAGCCTTCCTTGGGCATGGGCAGTGGATTTAAAAGTTTTAACCTTGATGGTAGAAATACCTTTTCTTTAATAGGCTTCATAAAAAATTCAAGTGCTTCCACCCGGTCTATTCCATATAGATCCAATGCAGCTTCATGAGCAAAATGAACACAGTTGTAGTTTTCCTCGTCATATTGTCTATCAAGCAAATGATCATGACTTTTCATATAGCCCCCTTGAGACCAGTAAAGCGGTCTAGTGCAAAGATATCTCCAGTTTTAGCGGTATTTAATCGTGGAGATTCAGCTTTGAACGTCACAGCTTTATGGTTCATGGCAACACTGGAGAGTTGCAGTCCAAGTAAATAAAACATTGGAGAGTTCAGATTGTCTGAACTGTAAATCCGGTAATTTACGGTTGGCTTTACATCTGGATATTGCCCTTCGATTACCCGTTCAAACTCATCTGGCATCACATCACCTAGACCAGAGATAGAAACGGTTAATGTCTGGTCCAGATCACCCAGCATTCCGGATCTTTGAATAGATGCTGGCAAAAATTCATAATAGACCTGACCGGATCCTTCCTTATGTTGTACATACACCCCACGATCATCATTACGAACTATTCGGTATATGTTCATAAAGGAAGGATGAGAAAGCTCAATACATTCCAGTTGATAAACATCGACTTTACGATTGAAAAAGAACTTGGCGTATTCGTTATCCATTAGACCTCCCAATCCTTAATCAAAGCTATATCGGCCGTAAGGTTAGGCTGGTTTTGAACAACTTCGAGCTGTGCATTTACCCGGTAAAGGTTGCCATTCACTTCATTGGTCTTGAACGAGTTCGGAATGAAATTGCATTGGTATTGCTGACGTGTTCCTTGGTCTATGACCAAATCCGCATAGAATGAAGCTGGCTTATTCTGATAGATCCGCCAGAAAGCCATCATTTTATTGAAATCGGTTTTACTTAAATTCCAGTTCACATCGACAATATGACTATTACGTTTTACATCGATGTAATAGCGACCACGTCCGCCATCCATCTGCTGACGTTTCACATCATCACCTGGTGTTACGCCATAGCCGCTGGTCTGAGGATTTAGCTTTAACTTGTACATAACTTTCCTTCAGGTAATAAAAAACCGACCTCATAATGGGTCGGTATAAAAGTATCTTTAACAACTAAAGTCTTGATATTTCTTCAGATATCTGACTAGATTCATGTAAAATATAGTTTATTAATTGATTTGAAATCGTTAGATGAAGATGATAGTCAGCTGTTGTTCTAAACCTCTTTAATTTTTGTATTCGATTTTTGATTTCCGCAGCTCTTTTCTGAATCATTTCAGACGTTGAACCCGCAGGGTACCCACTAAGTCTGCTATAGACTTTTTCATGAGCTCCACATTTTGTCTTTGTTACTGGCCATAATAGTCGTTGTTCTAAATGATGTCGGACTTCATAAAAAGCATGGTAATAAGCACGCCCTATAATATTCCTTTTGTGACATTCATCATATTTTGTAGAATTACCTAACAGCTCATAACAGTAATTTAGTGTATCTGTAGTAGCCATTTTTCAATCCACGCCCACTTCATAAGGAATAATAAAATATGAAAGTTTATTCAGTTCATCAATTAAACCCTCATCATAGCATTTACTAAATATTTCTGAATTCATAGCGTCAATCTCATCAAAACTTCTATCGACATAAAGCAATATTAAAAATTCATCATCAATAAAACTATATTCATATTTTCGACACCGAACATTCCTTGAGTTAAAACATTTAAAAAGAATTGAACCGATATGTTTCAAGACTCTAGAATCAATTTCTAGTTTATTTTTAATTTCAAAAAACTGAATAAATTCATTAAAGTCTTCCTTTTTAAATCTTTTATAATAATTTAAATCATCATTTAAAATTCCATCTAGAAAATAAGTTATAGGTTTGAAGTCAATAGGAATAAAACTTTCTAAGGGTAAATTTTGTTTACTACACAAACTTATAATTTTATCAATATTTTCATTAGCACTAGAAAAATCTACTGAGCTAAGAAAAACAAAATAAAGATTCGATAAAATTGATACACTATTGCTAATTTTCAGTACTTCTCGAGCGTATTGATGCGCAAGAATAGGATTATCAAAATACATTTCAATAATACTGTTGCTTAATAAAAACCAATCTAGTGGCTCAGTTTCTTTAATATCATTAAGCAACCGTTTGCATCTAAAATACTGAAATTCACTTATCGATCCAGTAAGAACAGCAGAGTTAATAATATCGGTTACTTCTGATGACTTAGTTTTAGGAACTGGAGGAAGCATAAGAATATTCACCAATTTTTTGAAATTTTGTCCTAATTTATTTAAAAAAGCTACCTCTAAAGGTAGCTTTTAAATTAACGATTCCGTCTTGCTGTCGTATTCTCAGTCAAAGACCGACTAATAGTTGAGTTTGGATTACCGATTTGATCACTAACAAGTTTCGGTACCTTTCTTGGAAGCTGCTTATCCAGTTCATCTGTAACAATGATCCGGACTGTTTGCTCATCCAGTTGTTCAGCTTCAACTGTCGCTCCACTCACCTGATTAATCACTTCAATTTTGAAATTGATTGTCGGTGAAGCAGGCTCAATTGAAGGCATAATCTCAGCTTGAGGGCGTGAAGTACGTCCTAAAGTAAAATCCTGAACATCATCCAGATTTGAACGATCCTGAACTAAACCATTTGATGAGAAGTAGACCTTGCCATCATGGAATAAGTCAGAATTTGCCGAAGACGCCAACTTAGGTGTGTCTCTATTACCTTTATAGATAATCTGAGTATCTTGAACCGGTTGATTAAAGATGTCAGCTTGCTTTTGGCTTTCTATAAAGGCATTAGAACTCATCATTGCACGGCGCATGACACTATCAGCCGAGGCATTGTTATTGAGAAAAGCTTCAGGGTTTGCACTCTTACGCATTTTCTCAACTAAACCAACTCCGCCCCATCTTTTAATGTCTTCTTGGGACCAGACCACCTCTCCTTTATGGACAATACCTGCAGGTTCATATTTTCTACCAGATCCAGTGTAACCACCGTCAGCAAAGCCTTGATCTTTGATTGCACGGATGTTTGCAATGATGCTTGCACCCTGTGCAACAGCTCCAGCAATTAATGGAATGTTAAGAGGAAAACCAGCTTTTGAAGCTGCTGCAATATTTTGCTGAATCGCAATACCGGCAGCTGCAATCGCATAAGCTTTATCTGCAGCGAACATTATTTTGTATGCTTTAGACTGCTCACCAAACATTGAACCAAACATCGATGTGAGTGAACCCATCATTTGGCCACCAAATGCAATTTGGGTGTTCAAACGATCTTGCTGATATTTATCTTCAATATCCTGAACATTCTTTGCATGTTCAGCAGCAATCTGATTACGTTGGTCCTGAGCAGCTTGAATGATAGCTGTTTTCTGATTTTCGTAATCCTGTTGCTTAATGAGTCCTGCTTCCATTTGAGCATCAAGACCATTTAAAGAGTTTTGTTCATTCAGATCAGTAGCAGCAAATTGACTATCTGCTAAATCATTTGCAGCATTTAAACGGCTAAACCGCTCCTGATCCTGTCTGAAGAACTCGCTGGTACCATTCATATCAGCCTGAATACCACCCCAGTTTTGAACAGCGTTATTCACCTTATCGCGAGTCTCTTTATCCTGATTGGCTTTAGAGAATGCGATTAGCTTTTGCCGCTCTTTAATGGAAAGTTTAGTATTCTTAAGAATTTCCTCCCGTTCTAGTCTGTAACGTTCCTGCATGGCTTGCGTTTCCGAAAGCAATGATAAACGTGCCTGAAATAAACGCTGTTCCTGAGCAAGTTTTAGTAATCCTAACTCTTGCTGCTTTTGCAATTCCAGGCCATCTAAAGCAACCTTTCTTTGATCTTCAGAGAGTTTGCCTTCAGCAACTAATCGCAAAGAATTGATTTCATATGTGTACTCAAGCTTTTGCTTCTCAGTCCACTTATAACCATTTACTTCAAAATCAAATTGCTTCTGAGCTAACTTATCTTCAGCATCATAACGCTCATTAATTTTTGGGATTAAATTTGATTGACCTAAAATGGTTGCTTTGTTGATTTCCTCCTCACGTTTTTTGCTTCTAGCAACTGTTTCTGAATCATATGTTGCTTGGAGCTGCTTAATTTCCTCAAGAGTTTTTGCACGTGCCTTATATGCTTCATCTTCGAATTTCGAAAGATCACTAATTGCTTTTGAGGCTGCTTCGGGGTTATCCCCTAAAATTTTACTAAGCTGATTATAGTAAGAGTCTTGTTTGGCTAAATGCTGTGAAGCTTTAGCTTTGCCAAGCTTTTTCCCGTCATAGTCCCAGCCAACAAAATTTTTGGCAACAATTCTCTCTAAACTTCGATAGTCTAAATCGTCATTAAGAAGAGCTGCTTTAGATTTACTATAACTTTTATCGGTCATCGCCTCTTGCACAGCATGTTTAGCCATTGCATCCAATGCATCTTGAGTTTGCTGGATTTTACCGTTTTTATCCAAGACTCCTTGCCCTTGTAAAGACTGCATTAACTTAGTTGAGCGACTTTTTTGCCATGATAAAAATCCTGTGTTGGTATAACCATTATTGGCATCTTTGTGACTACCAAACATTGCCTCATTTCTAAAATCAGTCTCTCGTCCAACTTGAGCTGTCATTACACGAGCTTGTTTATCGCCTAAGCCTGCATTACGGAAGGATTGGTAAACCCGAAGCATATTTCTCTCTCGCTCATTATTCCCCGCAAGTAGAACAGCTTGTTTGGCAGACTCTTTGGTTTGTTTTTCAACCTCTTTTGTTTGCTTTCTGGTAGACTCAGAAATACTTTCTTGTAAGTCCTTGGCTTCCTTCTGCTTCTTATACCAAGCCTCAAAAATTGCAGCTTCCTGACTAGTTAAACTTCTAGTCATCGGAATTTTATTGTCGGTATAAAACTCTGATGCCGCACGCGCCTTATCAAGACCCTTTTCGCCACCACCAAATGCCTTAGTGTTTTTTATAAGAAAATCATTTTTCAGATTATCTTTGTTGGCATTGTCTCGTAATTTATTTAACTTTTCTTGTGCAGCGACTTGGTTATTTAATTCATTTGTTTCTCCTTGTTGAGCACCAAGTACAGTTTGATGTTGTTTTAGGTACTCATTACGCAAGTCGTTTTGTTTCTTCAGCTCAGCATTAGCCTGATTTAACGCAATTTTAGACTGATCCGTTTTAATGGCATATTCTTGCAATTTCTTAATGTTATCAACCGGAACTTTGGCGGTACTGTTGAACTTACTCACAGCATCAGTTGCTGAAATTTGATTTAAAGAATATGCCTGAATTACCTTATTCAACGATTTAACTTGTTCTTCACTACCACCATTTAACCGAATGAATTCCAATTGTGCTCGTAATGAATCAAGCATTTGTGTTTTCATGTCAGTGAAATTTTGAGTAGCGACTTTTGTTAAGTTTGTTTGAATTGTTAATTGCTTAATTGATTCGGCCGTTACCTCAACATGTTGTCCAGAAGTAGCATTTAAGAGTTTTAGAGCAGTATTACCCTGCTCAATCTTATTTTTTGATTCTGCTACTGCACTAGAGAACTCAATAAGTTTATCAATTTGAGTCTGACTAAAACGACCAGATGAAATCATCTTTTTTAAGAGATCACCTGCATCGCTTGCACCTGTAGCAATAGACTTAATGGCATTTTGATAATCTTCATAATCACTGCCAGATAATTTAAATAATTCCTTTTGGATATAAGCAAAACGTTTGATAGCTCCACTAGCATCATCAATTGCATCATTTTGCTGCTCAATCTCTTTGCGTAACCGCACACCCTCTGTTAATGCTTGCACAGTATTTAACTTTATGTACTTATCTGTTAAATCACTAACCGAGTCAGATTGTGTTGCAAGAGACTCTTTGACTTCATCCGAACTGCTGCTTAGTAAATAGAAAGATGCGGCTGTTGCTGCAATCGCTAAACCCATTGGGCTAAAAATCGCCATAAGCGCTGACTTTGCCAAAGCTAAACGACTTGTAGCAACAGATTGCGCTGTTAAGGCTGCTGATAATCTTGCAGATGATGCTGATTGAGCTGTTTCTGCGGCAGCAACCTCTAACGCAACTTGAGCTTGTAATCGTCCTAGCTGAGCCATTCGTGTGATGGTAGCCGTGCGACCTTGTTCAGTGATTTGGGCTTTTAAACGAACTTTTTCGAGTTCTATTTCTGCCATGATCTGAGCATGAGTAGCTTTGATGTTCGTTAGTGTCACCTGCGTACTTTGTGCTTCGGCAAGCGCAGATTCCACTTCAGCTTTTGCTGCTGCAATATTCGCATTACGTTCAGCAATTGTGGCAAACACTTGTTTGGTTGATGCAGCAATACTCGCTTGTACAGCAACCGTTTTTGTTAAAACAGCTTTTGTCATTAAGCCAATACCTATGGCAAATGCACTGTCTGCAATTAAATTCAAATTATTTGCTAATAACTGAATCGATCCTGATAAAGCCTGTGCTGCCCCGCTTCCTTTACCAGCCTCTCCTACAAATTTAGTAATTTCATTATTAAGTAAAGTTAATGATTGACCAATTGTAATGTCAGTTTTAGCAAAAAGAGTATCAACTTCATCTTGGACATTTTTAAGTGCTTTAACGATTTCCTGTGAAGTGATTTTTCCTTCAGCTGCTACTGAACGTAATTCACCTACAGTAATACCCATACCTTTAGCAATAGCCTTTGCTAGTGCTGGGGTTTGCTCCATTACAGAATTAAGTTCTTCTCCACGCAACGTTCCACTAGCCAAGGCCTGCCCGAACTGAACTAAAGCTGCATCAGCAGCTTCTGCGCTTGCACCACTGATCGCAACTGCTTTTGATACTGTTTCAGTTAAACGTGCTGTGTCATCCATTGTGAGGTTTAAAGTTTTGGCATTATCACTAAAACGCTGGTAAACCTGTAACACAGAATCCCAAGCTGAATAGGTTTTTTGAGCAATTCGGAAAGTGTCTTCCGTTGCTTTATTTAGTTCAACTTGATTGTTAGTGACTAACTTAAGGCGATTTTGTAATCCAGTATATGTATCCATCTTTGAAATGGCTGAACCTACTGTTAATAAACCAGCCATGTGTCCAGCTAAAGCTCTGGTGGCTACAGACAAGCTGTCCATAGACTTAGATGCAAATTCACCTTTACGTTCAATGCTAACAAGTTCATTGCCTAGATTACGCGCATTACGTTCAGCATTTTGCGAATCAATAACAATGACCAAACGGGATTCTTGTGCCATCTTTACTTTCCTCTAGGCATTAAAAAACCCACTCAAATGAGTGGGCTCTGTTTAAATTAAAAATAATTACTAAGCTGGGCAGTTAAACCAGTTCGGTCGTGCTAGAAATCTTTGTCCATTAGACATGGCTATCACCGAACAGTCTGCATCGATCAACGGCTCATTTTGTAGGTTCCTGAAATCCAACAATCTAGCAATATCTCGTGCTGCTTCATTCGCTTTCACTACTAAGTGTGAGTAATACGCGAACTTCTTCATATCAAGCATTTTTACAGCCAGCAGAACTGGAACGATTTCATCATTTTCTATGATAACTGCTTCAGTAAGTTTGCGAACCAGCTCATAGGCGTCTTTATCAAACAATGAACCTTGCCCTTTCTTCTCTGCGCTACTGTACATAGCAATCAAATGATGAACATATTCAACCGCTACAGGAATCATGTCATATGGGATTTCATCAATATGATTTGTCCCAAAACGTTGATTAATGATTTTCCATGCATCACTCGAATTTAGGTGTTTAGTCTTAGCCACAAGTAAAGCATGAGCATCATGTAATGGTGTGCGTTCAGATTTATGGGTTTTGGCAACTGGAGCACCAACCTCTTTGTCCAAGATATCAAGCACCCATTTGCGGAATTGCTTCGCTACAGCAGTACGAGCAAACATTGCTATTAGGTGGCAGCCACGTAAGCTAAATATTCGCACGCCCAAATTGGGCGCCTGAGGATTGTTAATTACCTGAGTCATTTTTTCAGTAAATTCATCTGAATTTCGGTTATATACTTTAGTAACTGCATCAACTTGTTTGTAGTCTAAAGCTATTGCTAACTCAGAAGAAGACAACCAAATTTGACCGTCTTGCCGAACAGGTGAAAAATTTACATCGTTAAAGCTTAATGCTAAACTTGCCATAGTTAACTTACCTCATAGTGGTTGACTTCAATAAAGCCCTGTCCGCCAAGATCATGGGCTTTTTTGTTATCTATTAATTTCATGCTTTCACTTCTTTTGGCTTTCTGCCTTCTAACCAATCTCCAATAATCATATTTAGTTGTGCTGTTAAAGTTCTATGCTCCTTTTGGGTTTCCTCTTTTAGCTGCTCTAAAATTTTCTCAGGTAACCGAAAGTTTATTTGAGGATCTTTGCGTGCCATAATCAGCCCCATAAATATATCACCGTGATATAAATATATTACCGTGATACCATTGTGTCAAGCACCGTAATACTATTATTCTTATAAAAAGATTTTTTGACTTCAAAGTGATGGCTAGAACAGACCCTCAAATTAACATTAGAGTTCCTGCTGAACTTAAAAAGAAACTAGAAACATTGGCTTTAGAGAACAATCGATCTCTTAATGCGGAAGTAGTTACACGCCTTGAAAGTAGTTTTGATAATGAATGCTTGGATTTATACAAGATTCCTCTAGAGAAATTAATGTCTGTTGTTATGGAAAGGTTTGGCGAGAACTCTATAAGTCTCACCTTTGAAGAAACACAACGCATTAAAAAAGCACCCTAGGGTGCTTTTTTACGATAGCAACCAAATAAACCCTATTAACAATATTGCGCCGACCACCACTCCTATTATCCATTCGGATGCTGGATAACCAATGAGCAAATTATTATCTTTTTGCGGTTCAATAACTTTAGTTGGATACTTAGGCTCAGGGTAGCTTGGTTTGATTGATTTAACTGACCTATTGCTCAATGGTGGAGGAACACCTATATGCTCTTTACTGCGAGCAGTAGATCTTTGCTTCAAAAAGTTATCATTTACCTTTTTTATTTCCTGTTCACTCAAATTTCTCTCTTTTGGGACTACCTCTTCATCATCATTGGGAGACAGAGGGAAGTAAATTTCAACAAAATCTCGAACGGAGATATAGTCACTATTGGGTAGGGCCTTAAGTAACGATAAAAATTTTTTAAACGGCTGTTTTTTTATAGGCTCGATTGTAATAAGCCTCTAATTTTTTCTCTAATGTAATAATTGGTCGATTAGCTGTATAAGCCGCCTTATAAGTGTAAGATATACTGCTTAAAGCATTCTTGTGCTTGCCCTCCAATCTTAAGACGTTTGCCATATCTTCATGTGGTGAGGAGTCTATAACCAGTGTTTCTGTTTTAGAAAAACCCATCCTACTAGCATGCTTTAAATAGGAATCTTTTTGATGGTTTAAATGTTTCCATGCATCGTCAAAACGCCTTTCTTTAATAGCAATCTGTGCGAGTTTCTTGCTATTAGCGGCATGCCCCAGATAGTCATCCAATATCATATCTATTCAGCCAATCACATTTAATATTCTGTTTAGTCAAGTTAATTCTCTCGAACAACTATTACTTTGTGTTTAGCTTATCTTTGCATGCTGGTGAAGCGAATTTAAGCCCATTGTCCCTTATCATTTTATATCCTCCTCCAAGCGCATAATTAAGCTCAAGAGATGTTGGAGTAAAATTACTTATTTTCCAGTAAGTCCCATCCTGAGAATAGAGTCTATCATTTAATAATTTTACAGACATTACCCTAGCTGTACCTAGGTGGTCTTGGCAAATTACACCCGTCCCATCACTTTCTAATATTAAAGTCCCAACCAACCGATCAAATTGACCAGTCCAATAACCTGAATTACTAACAGGTGTTGGATGAATATCAAAAAAATTAGCTGTTGTCGCACAACCGGCCATCCCAAAAACCAGACTCAATAAAACAATCTTTTTCATATCAACCACTACAATGTAATACTTAATAAAGTAAGAGCACTCATGGTATGAGTGCTCTTGTTAATTACCAATCGGCATTAATTTTTTGTTGAGTTTTAATCTTTTCAGCCATTTGATCGGATGATTTATTTAATTCATCCATAATTATTTTAGCTGATGGATAGTCTTCAGTAATAGGTCTATTAGTTTCATTATATCGAACTCCACTAATTACCTGTGCTGGTTTATAGTGAGTAAGATTATCGTAACTCACTTTCATTTTCCCATCTTTTGTATCTACACGCACTGTGAAATCCACTCGATCACCAGCCGTAACAGTCATACAATCAGCAAACCCAGAACAACGGTATGGCATATTACCTTTGCCAATAATTGAACCCGTAGTCTTATCCTCATACTGAATTACTGCATTTGCCGAGCGAAAAGCTGTAGCAAACCATTGACGTGCTCCATCATAAATTTGCCCTTGCTTTAACCCATCTATTTGATAAACCTTTTCAAATTTTACAGGTTCTGATGGTTGCTGAGGTGTGGTAGCACACCCAACTAACCCAAAACCGATTAATCCAGCAGCCAATATTTTTTTCATGAATTTCACCGTTTGTTATAAAGTGTACTAACTTTAACAAACTGGTTACTAAATGTCACATAAAGGAAAACCACCATAAGGTGGTTTATTCATTACTACCATTTAATTGATTTCTTTTGTCAGTAAAATCTTCAGGAGGTAAAATAATATTCATATCAAATTTTATTTTTTCCAAAAGCATTACTGTCTCCAAATATAATTTGTCCCAATCATTGTTGTTAAGGTTAGTTGTAAGCAAACTTTTATAGTTTGTCTGATAAGCTATAAAAGATTCTCTTAGACTATTTCTTATTTTTTGCATTTCTTCATATGAGTGAGGATCTATATACTGAGTATTGTCATTTGTAATATAGCCCATAGTTACTGTTTGTAGTCCAGTGAATGCGGTGGAAGTGACTATGTTAGCTTTTGAAGCTGCATTTAAAGTAGTTGCAACTACGCCTAAAAAGCTCCCAAATGCACCAATTCTTTTCCTTTTAGCATAATTTTGTTTCTGTAAATAAACGGAATATGTAATAGCTCTCTGTAAATCGATCTCCATATTTTTAAATCTAGTGTTCAAATCAGCTAACTTATTGGCTCTAATTTCTTGAGGAGATAAAGTATCCAATTGATTCGATTTGCTCATTTCAGCCAATATCTGGTGGCTCAAAAGACTATTTTTAGTATCTAGGCTCTGGCACCCATGTAAGGTTAAAGAAATAAGGATATATGCACTTAAAAATCTTTTATTCATTTCCACTTCCTTTTGTTATTGTACTTTAAATAAACTCCTCACCATTACTTTCGTCAATTAAAATCAGATCATTATTTATACTTATTTTCTATAATTTAGAATAACTTAACTATCATCATGGATTATTAAAATAACCAAACCGTAGAATGGTTATTTACTAGACTTAATTTTTTTATGGGCTTCTTCAATAAATAAATTGTCTAAAGCAAAAATACAGTCATTAAAAATATGAGCATCAACAGGCAAATCATTGTGCTCAGCATAAACATTGATTGCCTGCTGATCTAAAGATAACGGGATACTCTGCTCATATCTTCTAGATCTGATAATCGTGCTAAATGCCGAAAGAATTGAATCAGCCGCATACGAATATTCTGGCGGATCCGGAATACGGCCGCCTAAGAACTTGATTTGCTCGATTTCGTGCGGCGTTTTCGACGCATACGTTTTTTGGTATTTGTAGAGCTCCATGACTTTCCCAGAATTAAAGCCTTGTCCTTGTCTGCGTCTTCCTGAATCTTCTGGGCCTGTTCTTTAATGAATAGCCAGATTGAAATACCAATATCACCAAGATTAAGAAGCTTTGAGGCATTCTCAGGTGTATATGGCTTTTCGGACTCAACAGTTTTACCGTCTACGATTTCGGCAAATACCACACCTTTCCAGTCTTCGATTAAGTGGGCCGCGCATGCATCCATTAAAAGCTCGTGGTAAAGCTTGGCATCTTCATCTTTGACCATCACATCATAGCCTTTAGACGAGATCTGGTTTCCTGCCCGTTCAATAGCTACCTGAAAAGGCTTATAAGCGATACCACGGACTTTGAACTCAGCCTGTACATCGCCATCAGCACCCTTGTATTCACACCATTTTGATACGTCTGAGCTTTTAATAATTCCGACTTTTAAAGCCATAACAACCTCTAATTTTTAGAAATAAAAAAGCCCATGGGTTTCCATAGGCTTTGTTACTGAATAAGTTGATTACACAAGAGCACGTACAATTGTTGGCGCTGTACGAACTTGGGCAAAGTTGATATCTACAGTAATGATGTCATCACCACCACCATCCGGGTGATTGGCTTCCATGACTTCCAATTGCGGGAAGTTGAACGAATATTTACTTCCTTTGCTGTCTCTGATGTCGAAGGTCAGTGTAAACACATCACGGGTTTTGATTGCATCAATCCAACCAGCAGCTGTGGCCGAGAACATGAATGAAGCATTCGCTTCGATATCCATCATCTTCTCTAAATAAAACTCTGGAGTGTATTTACCAGATCCGATACAACGGATTGCTTCAAGGTTATTGTTAATAGAAATGGTCAAAGACTGTAGACATGCTTTGCCTTGAATTGACTGGCCGTTTACAAGCAAGTTTTCCACGTTTGGCATACTGACCAGTGGACGTGTTGAAGCTGCAATCGGATTTACAACAGGGTTGACTTGCTGTCTAGTAAATGAGCTACCTACAAGACCAAAGTTACCAGTGATCTTTCCTGTAGTCTGGATAGTAATTTCACCAGAATTGACCTGAACTCCACGGTAAATAAACACCTGCCCAATATCTTCAAAAACTTTAACTAACGTTAATGATTTTCGAACAGCACCGCCAATTGTTAAGCTGTTTGTCGCCCAGTTATTGAATGCTAAAGCACTTAAGAACAAATCAAAGGTACCAAGTGATAATTCAAACTCTAACTGACCTGCTACTTCTGCTTCAGTAACTACCCCACCTTGGCGAAAACGTGAATCAACCACTTCACTGCTTTCTTCAGTAGAAACATTTTCAGATAAACCATCACTTACACGGCGAACTGTGTACCAGATCGGGTTTGCTGGAGTTGTTCCTAAAACTGCTTCTTCACAAGCATATAATCGAATTTTTGCGCCTGAACTCATTTATGGTTCTCCAAAATTTAGGCAATAAAAAACCCGCTTTTTAAGCGGGTTATTAAAGTGTTTCGTCTGTGTCTGAGATTTCTGGCGGTTCCACGCCATTCATGGCTGCAGCAACTGCCTGAGATAAGTTAGTAGGCTGGAAATCCACTGGTGTTTCACTCAAAGTTTCTTCAACCTCAGGTTCTGGTTCAGGTTCTTCATGCAGACGGATATCAATCCAGCGGCCTTCTGGAATATCGAGCGGACTTTCGAGATCAGCTACAATGGCTGCCTTTTCCACATCAAACTTACGTTTATAAGTTTTAATAGAAAGATCACCATTTTCTAAGGTTGAATATTCAACTGCTACTACCGTGTTCCCATTGGCATCTTTAGGGACTTCGATATACCAACCTTCTTGAGCAAAACCCAGTGAGCCCTTAATGAGGTAATCGCCGACTCCTAACAACTCAAACTTAATTGGCTGCTTTTCCGCTTCTGTATTCAACTCAATATGATTATTAAATAACTTAACAATTGGTGAAGCTGATTTAATGAATCCATTGCCATCTACAGTCGTGTTTTTCTGAGTCCACATTTTATAAAGTGAATATGCACCTGAATTAACATTCGGGTGTCTTACCCGATAGTAAATTTCATGACTACTTGGTGCAGCCAAAACCTGAGCATGCACTCCAGCACCTCGGGTCATGGTCAATCCACAACAATATGCAGGGATCGACGCTGAAGCTGTATTATTAGACCAAGCAAAACCATTAGCTGCTGGGTAATCTGTTGCATCGGTCTCTGTTAATGCATAGGCACTAGAACCAGCGGCCATAACACCACCAAGGCCGAATGCTCCAACTTCCATAATATTGCCGGCATTTGCCCCAACAGTTCGAGATGCTGGATTACTTGTTGGAATATTTTGAATTTGAGAGAAATTTGGCGTTAAGTTTGGAATACCTGAAGCAAAAGGTAGCATAAACTGACGCTTACCTTGAGCTGAGTTATATGGGAAAGGCCGATGATCCCAAGAATATTTAAAGACTAGATTTGCCATTATGCTGTTACCCCGTCAATCACTTGGAAAGTCAAAGTTTCAGTGTGCTGCGTAGTACCACTAACTACAGCTTTAATATCCATCTGACACAGACCTAAGGGCCAAGTTGCAGTGCTTGCACTAGATTTAATATTCAGCCATCCCTTCTGTGTGCTCTGGTTTAGTGCCGCACAAGTCAAGGTGGCCACAGCAGCACCATCAGCCAGAGCTTTAACCTGTGAAGTGAAGGTATAACCTGTAAGATCAATTGCACGGCGAACATCATCCGGTGGATACTGCAGGGTTTCATTCATATCAACCAGTTGCAAGTTCAAGTTGAAAGTGTCACCACGCTTAAAAACAAAATTGCTCATAAGTGATTCCTATAGACATAAAAAAACCGCTTCTTAGCGGTCATTTAATTAAAGTAATTTAAGGTTTGTAATCTAAATCAACACTTACTCCAGTAACTACATTATGTTTAGTTCCACCAAGACTATTCACATTGGCCAAACGTATATTCACATCGGAAACACATAGCTTGTTTTCAGATTGCCATTTGCTCAACTCAACAGACATAACATCTTCAAGATGTCGCTCCAGTTCTTGCCGTTTAATTTCGATTTCTTCTAAAGTCAGCATACATGACATATCAATTCACCTTAAACCCAATGCTGACATTATACTGAATGAAATCAGCATCTTTACCCGCATAGATAGATTGACCATTCAAACATTCTAGATGTTCGATTGAGAAATATTCAAAATGAGCCAGCAATGCATCGCTTAGAACTGTTAAGGCCTTCTCTCCAGTATGTAATCGATCAAAGCATTGGATCATGATATTACCGGTACGGCGTGTACATGGCTTATCAGCAATGCCTGAAATAAAGCTCGGCCCACCTGCTATCGTTAAACGGCACCACAAACCTTCTTTAGGCACCGTAAAGCCTGGTGCATTTGGATACTGAATCCGTTCCTGAGCAATACCCGTAAAGCTTTGCATGCGATCAATAATAGCTTGCCTTGTTTGCTCTAAAGTCATTGCCATCTTAACCACCGTACTTTTGAGAAATAAAGTTAAACGTGAGGCCATAAATACCTTGTGGCGCTTGATCAGACCAGCCATTCTCTAAACGTTCAGCATAAGGTTGGTTATTCTGAATGTAGACCAAATTGCCCAATTTAATCTTTACAGCTTGAATAGCGGCATCTTGAACGGCGTTTGTTTCAGGTTCACGTATGCCATAGTCACCAGATCCAATCGAAACAATATGAGAAGCACGGTATGCACCAGTATCGACGGGACTTAAATTAACTAAAGATTGCACAGTATCCATAACAATATTCTTTACATGGTCTTCTGCCGCTTTAGACACATCAAGACTAAAACTAGTTGGCTTTTTCCCCTTCCATCCCATGCTTTACCTCACTTTCTTCATACATTTCGAAAAGGTCTTGAGCGATCGCTTGAATTGAATATGCTTCAAACTCAACACTAGGTTCGCTTTCACCCATTCGCTTCTTTACTATTTGCCAGATATGAACAGCCTCGTGTAAAAGCAATCCATAAACTTGTATTTGGTTCTTATCCGCTGTATCTCCAATTTGGACAATTGCATATGCACCATCTGAATAAGAACTAACCTGAGCATCCGCCCCCATATCTAAAAATTGATCAGCTTTGCCCATATCTTCAAATAACAAATCCATATGTATTTGATTTCTAGCAAGTGCATATTTGACATGTTGAAACGGTGAAATGTACCACTCTGGAACATAATTAGTATTAACCATGGCCTAACCTATCAACTTGGCAAAGGCGTTTCTGTGGCCTCTCTACCATCAAATGAGTTATGAACAAAAATGCCATCCACATATTTGGGATGGCATTCACAGTGAAAAAATGAATGAGGTTTTAAATCATCATCAGGTACAACCTGAAAGCTGTCATACACCTCATGTGCAGTCCAAGTCATAATTACTCCAATAAAAAACCCACCGAAGTGGGCTATGAACTATTCAAAAAGTGGTATTTCGCCTCTAAATTGTGGAAACTCAAACAAAGCTATTTCTCTAATTTCCTCTGCAAGTACTGCATCACCATCATTATGTTTTCCGATATTAAGATAATAATTTTTTTGATTGTGAACATGGTAAATGATCCATTCACCTGTTAGCTTTCCGTTTTCAATACGATCTAAATATTGCTTACTAGAACTGAAGTAAGCCAACTTTGAAGCTTTTTCATTTAAAGTTAAGTTGGGATCATTATAAATATTTATAAAATCCTTATAAAAATTAGGATTTGAATTGATCTGACTTTTAATATTTAAAGACATTGAGCTTAATCCAATTTGCTCAAAGTGTTTATGCCATAAATTCTTTAAAGGTTTTTTCTTAAACTGTGTAGCTGGCTTCATTCTTTTATAATTTAAATCAAGTTTTTCCAAGTTTTTTATTTCACATAAAATCATGTCTAAGTTAGCGCCCCTAAAGAATGCATAGAACATTTTAATTATGAAAACTGAAGTAAACCTTGATTCTGTTATTTCTTCAAAATCACTTGCCATAAGCAAATGGAAAAATAGATGAACTTCTTCCTGAAGATTTTCATTCTGAGTTTTTATATTTTCATATATTTTTTCAACTTTTCCCATAATATCCCCCTAATTTAGAAGGATATTAGAACAAGTATTTAAACCTTCCTCAACTGACATTTCCAAATAGTAGAGGCTGGATCCTGCTGGATATGAATAACGCGGAATGAGCCTAAGGTTGTTAACCATTCATCATCAATTTTTGGAGTCATAGTTACTTCATTCTGCAGCACTGTAGCCTTTTTATCTGTGGCCAGTACTCCAAGCGTCTGAATCTCATATTGACTGTATGAGCCAAACAGAACACCACGGCCAGAATAATTTTCTTTAACTTCAACATAAGTTTCTGTCTTAGGATCCCAATTCGTTTTAGAGATCCGCTCACAAGTAAATGAATGAACGGCGTCCGCTAAATCATCATTAAATGCTTCAGCAATATCTGCCTGAATTTCGTCACGTAAGCCCATATCATGCCCTATAAAGTGGTATGCCAAAGCCATTAAAACTTGCATTTGGATCTTTCAATTCAAGTGAATCAATAAAATCAATTGCTATCTGTTCGAAGCTAGAGATTGCTTCAGATCCGTCCTGATATTCTTTTTCTGACTCAACAGAATCAGCTTTAACTTTCTTACGCTTCAACTGCTGGTCTTTGCCGTTATAAATTACTTTGGCCAGAATTCCTTTGATAATTTCACAAGCCGCGTCCTTAAGAAGTGGATCAATAGGATCCGGTACAAAACCAATCCGTTTTTTCATCCAAACATTAGCCAGCTTTACCAGACGAGCTTTATCACTGTCTGGTGCAAAATCGCTGCCCAAAATTGAATTTGCGTCATCTACAGTAATAAAGCTCATTGCATTATTCCTTCGGGATTAATTTAAGGAGTTCTGCTTTTGTTGCAGACGGTTTGTAACCAATGTTTTTACTAGCCAAATACTCTTTTAATTGATCATTTGACCAGTTTTCAAAATCATTAGCTGCCGTTTCTGTTGCTGAATTTTCTGCCGCTTTTCCAGCTTCCAATTCAGCAATACGTGTTTGCATTGCAGGAATATCGTTTTTAAAAGCTTCAAATTCAGCTTTAATACCGACAACTTGAGCTTCAGCATCTTTGAGAGCTTTATCTGCTAAGACTGCTGCATCTTTTAATCGTGAATTCTCAGATAACAACTCTGACTGGTTACCACCAGCCTGCTCTAAGATGGCAATTTTCTGCTTAAGCTGAGTGTTTTCTTCAACTACCTTTTCACACTCAGCTTTAGTTTTATCAATAACTTCTTGCAGCTCTGGAGTAATTCCAACCGCTACATTTACAGTGGCCAATGTCGTTTTTGCAGGCTCTTCCAATTTGCGAACTTCAACAGGAATATCCAGAGCTTGGTAATCATTTTGGATTTTCGGGTAATCACCGTAAATAATTACTTCTTCAGCACTTCGATTCGGATGTTCGTAATAATCAGGATTGGCAATAGTTCCAACCTCTAACGCAGCTGCAGCAGCAATACGTGTATAAATTAGCTTCATGATGCATTTCTCTTAAATGTAAAAAGAGGGCTTAATAGCCCTCTTATAGTGAGATGTTTATGAGTTAACCAGTTGTTGTTGTGCCAGATAGATCAAGCAATGTGCCTGCTGTCATTTTGTTGCTAGTAGCATGTTTTTTCCAGTTGGCACTTGAACCAAGTAAAGTAAGGTCAGGGTTTTCACCTTTTGATGTATCCCAGCTATAACCAAGAATATCTAGGTTAAATGTACCCTCAGCACGCATACCGATTGCCAAGTTTTCTTCATCATTGATGTCATACGCGCGGAAGCCTGGTACTTGTGATTCAGTTACAGTGACAGCGCCATACTGCAAACCAAAAGCATCGTTATCACCTACAGCGTCCGTCACCAAGACCGGCTTTCCTAAGGTTCCCGGTAAACCACCGTAGATAACGATTTCAGATTCACCATAAATTTGCTTAGTGATTGCATCATCGACAATATCGAAATATGTATCTGAGTTCATCACCCATAAGCCAATGCGGCCAAACTTATCACCAAACTTTCGCATACCACGAGTCAATGCTTTGCGGCCATCAACAACGATACTACCTTTTGCAACCATGTCTGGATTGCTAGAAATGGCCGCTTTTAAAGAAGCTAGGCTGTACTCTAAACGGCCAGCAACCAATGCATCTGCAAGATCGTAACCAACAACCATAGCAAATTCTTCTGGTGTACGAGCACGGCGCTTAAATGCCTCTTCAGTAGATGCATAAGGGCCATATTTATATGGAATTTTTACACCTACAGACTCACCTGCACCGATTTTTTCCGGAGTTACTTTTGCATTGGAGTTCACATCACGATGCTTGATGCTACCGCCCACTTTGTAAAATGCCTCTTTATTGAAATCACCTTCAATAATCTCATTGCGATATACAATTGCACCATTAGAGGCCTGGTTAAATACATTCAAATTGTCTTGCAAACGCTCTAAATAAGCAGTTTGAGCCAATTGGTTGTAGATGATCATGTCTGAATTAACTGTTGTAGTCATAACTACTTATCTCCAAATATTAATAATTAGTTTGGTAGTTTTAGGAATGATTCTTGGCCATGTTCTTTGATGTATTCAGCTCTTTGAGAAACAGACATTTCACTGCGTTTCATTCCTGTAGGCGCTCTACCTTTGCCCCCACCTTGAAAACCGCCACCAGTTCCTTTACCACCTTTAAGAATTAAGTCTTTATGCTGGTATCCACCAACCAATGACTCTAAAGCTTCATCAACATTTGCAAGTTCACCGGGACGTACACGTGAATAAATCTTTTCACCGTTCTGATCGTATGCAACCACCTTGCCTTCTTCGATTTTGAAGTGATGACCAAAGGTCGCTTGCACCATATCCACAGGTACTGCAATGTTGTCTTGAATGTACTTAGAACGAGCAAAACCACCGCCGATAAGTTCTTTATGTAAAGAGGCTTCTAGAGCATCACGTTGCTCAACAATCGGAGCATATTTTTCTTCAACTGCTTTGATAGCTTCAGCTTTAACTTTCTCAACTTCACCGGCATCCACCAGCTTTTTATCGTCGAGATTTTGGATTGTTTGTAATGCCTTTTTAGCTGCCGCTGGGTCTTCAATTCCTTCAAAAGCTTTTAATGCTTTTTCGGCTGCTTCTTTGGCTTCACGATGTGTTTTAGCTTCATTGTTTAAGCGTGCAATTGTTGCTACCGAATGAGGTGCATCATGTGGCATTTCTTTGCCATCATCATGAATATAGATCGGCTTATCACCGTCTACTTCCGCATAAACTTTACCGTCGATTGTTACTGTTTTAAGTTTCATTGGTCATCCAACCTATATACAAAATGGGCATCCGCCCGGATTCACCGTCCGCATCCGCATCTGGCAGGCATTAAAAAAGCGCCCCTTAGGACGCTTCATTTCGATTAAAATCTTAGAAATTTGTTGCAAATAAACGGTAGCCTTCTAGCTCCCAAAGTTTATTTTCGGCTGACTTTTCTGCATTTCCACGAGCCATACGCTCACCAATTTCAGCATCAAAGTTTTCAGCATTCACACATGCACTAAAACCCGTTGCTAGAAAAAACTTTCCATCTAAAAATGCATGTACAAAAGTAGATGTCGTGCCTCCGGGGCGTTGCTCTACCGTATAAGTAACACGCTCCATCAATGAATCAATTTGCGCTTTAGTTACTCGGGGTGCCGCAGACTTTTCAGCTAACTCTTGCTCTGTTACTTCTTTGATCATTTTCTTCTCACAAAAAAAGCACCCGAAGGTGCTATGGTTAAAATTTTATTTAGCGTTTCCGTTTTAAATAATCTTTAAAATGCTTGCTTCTTTGCCAGTAGATAAGCCCACTAACAACGAAGAAAGAAATAAAGATGAATTCTGAACTAATACTCATAAGCCCAACTCCTTGAAAGTTTGCTCATCCAACTTTCGAAGTTGGTCCAAGGTATAAAGCCGCCCTTCCGGATCGAAGAACTTTTCAAAATCAAATTTTCCTTCCTTATAGAGCTTGTAACGCTTCGGCCCTAGCCACTCTTTTTGAAAGAAATCATCTGTCTTTTTGAAGAACTCTTTAAAAGTGGTATTGGCATCTAACTGCCCTATTAACTGGCTTCGCTCTTCTTTCGGGATGTCTTTAACTCGACGTTCGTCCATGACAAATGGCCGTTCGCCAACAAGTTGACCGTCCTTCTCGACCGGAACCAAGATACTGCGACAGTTAGGATGTAACGGCGGCACTCGCTTTGCCGGATCATTTATTTCCCACACTGAACCATCTAATGAAGCGCAAAGCTTAGAAGTTCGTCCATCTAAAACGCTAACAAATCGGACATATTCAAAGCCAATTTGGTTGAAGCTATTTAGATAGGCTTGATTAGCTACATGACTTCGCACAGTTCTTACCGTTCGCTCAATATCAGTTTTGGTACCATTTAAGATCCCATCTTCATAGTTAAGCCGTTTGCTCCCTCGAATACGCTGAACAATTTCTTGGTTAGTTTTGCCTGAATTAATACCATCTCGAATTGCATACTCAACCTTTTGACGGGCACTTTCAGCAATTCTTGAAAGCAGATCATCGACAAGAGCGCCACCTGCCAACGGAACTTTTTTAGCGGATAAGAATAGTTTTTCCCCATCAGGCTTATTAATTTTTGCTCCATAGAGCTTAGCTACGTAATTGACCTCATAAACAGCCAGCGCCGTAGCAGAAACGGCAAAAGCTTCAGGTAATGCTAAATTAACACTGGCAAACCATTGGGCAATCAAATCCCTAATTTCCCTTAAATTTGAAGTTGTATATTTACCACCAGCTAAAGCAACTTTCTCCGACTCATTAAGCTCATCCAATAAATCCCGAAGCTTAGATAGCATCTTGCTCGTATCATCATTGAATAAAGCCAATAACTCATTTACCGTTTTTGATGAAGCACGATAAAGATAGGCCTGGTGCTGAGTGAGTGCTTCAAATAGTTTTTTGATATCTGTTGCCATCTCACTCTACCTTTTGATTTAAAGTCCCATCTTGCTCTGCTTCAACATTCTGTAGCTCTTCTTCATATTTTTGTTTAGGGAACATACCTGTTTGGTTGTATTCCCACCATGATTTAAATGAAGATCGGCCTTGTAGAGCTGCTTCAAATAACTGTCGAGCTAACTCAGCTAAATAACCCTGTTTGTTAAATTCTTGACTGATTTCGAACATCAAATCATCTTTAGTTAGAACATCCACATTAGGCGTTACAAACTTAGCAGCCCATCGTAATGCTGCTGACAAGGCTTCATTCATATTAACGACACAGAGCGAAAGAACTGAATGCTGAACGGCGTCATCACTATTCGCTTCGGTAGCGGTCTTTTTACTTCCCGAGCCCTTCTCAATTAAACGCGCCCCCATCTCCTTCATTTTTTCCCACTTATCTTTCATCGCTTCCCGGGCAAGAGTATTAGGGTCGGCTTGTACAATTCCTAAACCACCATTTTCAGGTAAAGGCAAAAGTACTTTCGCTCCAATGTAGATGCCACGTTTCTTGGCTTGGTCATACCACTCCCAATTAACACCCTTCGCATAATATTGAGGTTGCCCCATATAAAAAACGGACTCTTGAAAGTCCGCACTGTCTCTGTAATGGGCTAAATTGAGATTAGCCAAAGGAAGTAATGGTGGCTTTTTAATCTCTTCTGAATTATCAATTGCACCTACAAATGTAAAAGGTATATAGGTCCAGAAATTCCCGTTGTAATCTGTTGGAAACTTCTTCTCTCCGCCAACCCAGTTACCCTTTTCACCCTTTGTGTACACCTGAACGGAATAAATATATTCCCCATTTCCCTCTTGCTCTAAACGAAGTACACGATATTGCTCTTGTTCGGTTTTACTAAATCCATCAGCACCGCGCTCAGACTTAAATTCACGTATAACCACTAAGCAAAGCTTTTTCTGGTTATCGATCATTACTGAATCCCAATTCACTACATCAAGGGCATTTAGTAAATGAATCATCGGATAGGCTTTTTGTGCTTTAAATTCCGCTAGATTACGAGCTGGCGGCACATCAGGATAATCTACATATAAAGCACAACGATAATGCTTCAATAAATGGCGAATTCCATTTTGAGCCAATTGATAAGTACTTAAACCAGCACCATTTGCATTACGTTCTAAATGAGCAAGTTCCGGAGGAAATTTAAAACTTGGATCGGTTGCAAAAGCTGCACCAACTAAACTATTTAATGTAGTCCCTGTTACTTCATAAAAGACTGCACGGGTAAGATAAGCCTCATAAGCGCTTTTATTTGCAGGTGATTTATCATGTGCATTTGGCATCGGCAAATATTTTTCACCTTTAGCCTTAACTGCATCTTCACCTTCACAAACATCATCAAGTTTTTGCCAGTATGGCAAGTTCTTAACATATTCAGCATGTTGAAAAGTTACATCACTCATCGAGCAAATCCCATATCAGCAAAGAAGGCTTCAAAACCTTCATGTAATTCATTAAACGCATCTGAAGCTGCATCCACTTGGTCGTCATGTGTGCCATTAGGAAAATGACGAAGCTCATCAATAAAATCCTTATTCCATTCACCTTTGAGCATTCGTACATTTCCTACGTTAACTTGGGCCGCAAATGGTTGTGCACGTGTAAGCTTGTCACCTGAAATTGGCTTAGCTATCACGCTATAACCCGCAAGAAGCTTCACAAATGAACTAGCTTGTGATTTACCAGCTTGACCGGGATCTTGTGGTAGACGCACAGAAACTTTTTTCCCATCTATTTTTGCTGTTTGTTCTAAGCGCTTATTCACATTGTCAGGTCCAAGCTGTCCTCTAGTTACATCGACAATGTAAGTAAAACCATCTGCGCCTAGAGCTTCTCGCACACCTACTGTAAAGTCGCCCTCATTTTCGGTAGCCCCAAAATCCCAAGCCCTAACTTGTTTCACTACATCCGCAGGCAAAGCATCAACAATTTGAATATTGTCGGGCTTAAAAAAACCGCCTGCTGGCGGTGATGGCATTTGTCGGTACTGCCCGGCAAATACATATGGTGCTGCTTGCTCCATTAGCCTCAATTTTTGGATATTGTGTTTTGCTGGCCACAGTGCGGATCCGTCTTCCTGAATAGCTGAAAGACATAGATGCTCCCACACTTCACCGTTACCACCAGCTACAGGAACGCCGTCTTTTCTATCACCTAGCAACCATCCAGCTAAATCATCTTCATGAAGTCGCTGCATAATCACAATGATCGGCGTATCTGGCGAGTTAGTACGCGATTCGAGTGTGTTCTGAAACCAATCAATTACCCCTTCTCGAATAGTTTTTGATGAAGCTTCATGTGCTTTATGTGGGTCATCAATAATAATGCAGCCACCAAAGCCTTTACGAAGTTTTCCTGCACCAAAACCAGTAATCGTACCGCCTGTACCTGTCGCATAGCAGACACCGCCTTGAGAAGTTCTCCAGAAGTCTTTAGCCTTACTATCATCACGCAATGTAAGCTCAGGAAAGACTTTTCTATACGCCTCTTCTTGTACAAGAGTTCGTATTTGGAAGGCATTATTTGCGGCAAGCATTGCCGAGTAACTGATATGAATAAACTCACAGTCTGGATTCTTACCAAAACACCAAGCCATGAAATTAATTACAGCAATTTCAGTTTTAGAATATCGTGGTGGAACGTTAATAATTAACCGCTTTATCTCTCCGCGATAAACTTTCATTAAAGCTTCGCAGATTTCTAAGTGGTGCCAATTTTGCATCCATTTATAACCACGGCGCTCCTTAAACATGTACCTTGTGAAGAAATATAAATCTTCTTGCGCCTCGATCCGGATGGCTTTATCCCGAGCCGCATCAGTACTCATCTAAGACTTCCCTCCGCGCTTTTAAGTAATCTTCCATTGGAACTGGAATTTCTGAATTAACTGTTTGGACTGGTCCGCCGTCTTTGCCTGTAATTTCTTGGCGATTAGTAAATTGACCACCAATGTCTTTAGCGGCTTGCTCAAGAATTTTTAAGGCTGTTTTGACGTTTCTAGTCTTCTCAAGTTGTCTTTGGTATTGCTTCAATCGGTAGTACTTATTAGCAATTGGAATATCAATTAAGCCTTTATCAAACTCATCTCTGGTTTTTTCAAATAGTTCGACATACTTTTTGCTTAAGTTCTTACCAGCAACCTTTGTAGGGTCATAAGTTGCAACTTGAACACGATCTATATCAACGCCAAACTCTTGTTTTACGAGTTCAGCCACTTCTTGAGGTGTATCACGACAAGCAAGAGACTGAACTATAAAGATTTTCACAGGCTCTTTTAGTGTCGCCATAACTTCCTCATCGTATAACTACGTATAACAAAATGGGCAAAAAAAAGAGCCATTAGGCTCAATTGATTACACAGTTGCCGCAGCATTTTGAAATATCAAGATTCGAAACAAACGGCGGATTTTTTGCGACTTCAATAAGTCGCTTAACATTTTTGCTTGGTCCATAACGTTTAACTACGCCAATAAACTCTTCAACGTCATGACCAGCAAGATAGTGCTTAGGAAGACCAGAACTATCGCTATAAACAATTTCTCCGTCCTCGTCTCTCATCACTCCAATGTGGTAAAGCTCATGTTCAAGTAAGTAACAGAACTCTGTATCGTTTGCACGCTCACAGAAAGAAGCGTCGACAGTTATTAAATAAGTAGGTACAAAACCAAACCAATCACGCATCTGTTGCTCTTGTCGAGCTTTACGCCAGCCACCAACATTGAACATGACTTTTTCGCACTGGCCTAACACCATAGCTTGCTTGCTTTTATATGCAGAAGAGGCCCACGCGAATGCTAAAAACTCGTCATTATCATGAAGCAGCTCAGCAATATGATCATGATCTGGATTATAAATAGGACCCCCAATAGTTAAGTAATTAGCCACAACCCATTTTTTTAAGTCCGGTGCTGGTGTTAGTCTAATTGCTTCCTCTTCTTCAGCTTGATCAATAAAATCAGTCGGTGGAAATGGTCTGATCTGCTCCATCTTCAATTCTCGCTAATTCACTTTTTATCCAGTTGATGACATATCCCGACAAAATAGAATCTGGATGAAAGCGCTCTATTTTGTAACCCATCTCTTCAGCATGATCATATCGATTAAGACTCCATGCTTTATTTGACAGCTTTCCACCACGCCCACCAGACCAGGGACCACCCTCAATTTCAATGAGCAAACGCAATTTCACTATATGAAAATCAAAGCGCCAGTGTTTGGTATGGATCGGCTGAAACTTACTTTCAAATCCAATCGCCAAATCCTCAAGCTCTTCCTTAAGTGTTGCCTCAGCCTCGAGATATTTTTGCTTCGCCTTAGGCAATGGCCGGCTTTTAGGTTTAGTTTTAGGTTCTTTTTTCCGAGTAAGCCAAAAGTATTCTGTAGAATCCATTATTCTTACCCATAAAAAAAACCGCCCTTAGGCGGTGGCTAAACTCACAGGCAATATAGTATTACTTCTTAAAAGTTGCCTTATAAAGCTTTGAATTAAAGTAATCCGTAATTTCTTTACCTTCGTTTTGAATTTTTTCCTCATTTAAGGGTAAAAAATCTAATTCAAATTTCAAGCTCATATACTCTGGAATAAACTTCTTTATAGGCGGAGGTGGTTTAGGTCCACCTTCTGTAATTTTTTCGATTAATCCAGCTAACCATAAAATATACTCACCTTCTGAATTATGAGGAGGAATCAAACTAACATCTATTTTTACTTTACATTCATCTAATGGTCTACTAAACAATTCAACAAAATCAATAAAATTATATTTTAATTTAAATTCTGTTCCCTTAATTTCTCTGCGTATACATGTCATAAGTAAGTTCATATTTTCAATACAGTCATGTGAAAACAATTCCTCATCTTTAATTTTGTTATAAATATTTTCCGCAAACATGAGATACTGTGTCATTTCAGCAGCTCCTCATTTTTATAAAGTATTTTTCTTAAGGTAGTCCTATTATAACAATGTTGCAACAAGAAATTTTCCATTTTTAGTTTAAGAAAATTTTAAAAATTATAAAAACGATTATATTCAATAAATTAGTACAAATAAAAGCTATGGAAGTTTGATCTTTCTATTGAGCTTTAAAATGGATTATTGTGTTTAAATCATCAATTTAAAAAGCTTGCCTAGTAGGCAAGCTCCCCCTTTTTTTTGATATTTGCGCTGATCAATAAGGTTTAGTGTTACTTAAAGCAACACACTGATAATACTGAAATATTTAAAAATAAAAAAGCCCACCGATTGGCGAGCTCTTAAATTCATTCTGGCGATTACTTTACATTTCGCCCATTTTAGAAATCTTTATACTCAAGTGTATACCCAACTGTCAAGCGTAAGTTTCTTGACTATCAGGAAGTTCAAAACGGAATGATCGAGAAATACGCGTTCTAATTTCATTTTCCCATTCAGCAACGATTGATTCTCCAAACAGCTCAAATTTCTGATAACTCTTTATATAAGCTGTTTTGGTTGCATCAATGCCAGCAATATTCATTTTCTCTTTCAACGTATATGGTCGTTTTCCAGTACCATTACATTTTTCACAAAACCTTGCCCCATTTGGAAAGCCATTTAAACCAAATGTCTCAATTTTACCCAACCCTTGGCAGACTCCACACATAGCCTTAACAAAAACATGGCCACGCAAAATAATCTCAGCCATACCTTTTGCCAGATTAGTAAGATCACCTTGGGCATTAGTAGGGGTAAATTTTTTCTTTACCATTTCTTTATGAATCTCTACCGCTAATTTATTTCGCGCTCTGAAAAAATTACCTGATTTAATCTCACCACGAACAAACTCAACCTTGCCCGGAATATCTTCAATACGGCGTTCAGTTTGAAAATTAAAGTCATACTTACTGTAAAAAGTTTCAGTCTGTTTTTGTGCTGGGGTAATTATTGCGATTCGCTCAAAATCAACCTTTTCAATCAAGACAGTGGCCCAAAGCTTTGCAGCTGGCGATAACAGCGCTAATTCACCTAAAACTACATCTTTAGAAATTTTCTTACCTTCAGCTTTGCCTTGAGCAATAGCAAGGCGAAGTAACTCAATAAAATCAAACTTTTCAACCAACATAATCGCCTTCCTATTTACCCTTAATTAATAATTCAATTTGCTTTAATGCCATACCGGATTTCACTTGCTCTGTGCTGAACCGTAAAACTGTAAAACCCATCATTGCTGCGGAGTTGTATTTCTCCATATCCCCTAAATAGCCCTTACCTCTTGTGTGACGGCCTCCGCTCCAGATCCCGCCTTCAACCTCAATCAAAATTTTTGTACCAATAATCAGAAAATCAGCTCTCCATTTGCGTTTTGGATGGAACTTATATTCCTGTTCAAAACCGATCTTGCATGCTCTTAAATGCGTTGCCAGAACCATTTCACCCACACTTGGTTGTCTGGCAACTTGCTTTGCTGAACGCCGCTTTTTATTTTTCTTTATCGGAAATAACTTGCGGTATTCAGCAATGCTGACTGATGACATCAAGCACCACCTTTCAGCAAATTTTTCAACTGATTAGCAAAGCAGTTATAAACTCGTGCTTTATCTTGATCGCCAAAAAGGCTTGAAGCATGAGCATCGTGTTTATACTTTTGAACTAGGTTTTCAATTGAACTTCTTAGCTCAACTAAATTCGCTTGTTGTTCTTTTTGAATCTCCCAAGCCCACTTTCCAGATTTACCCTCAAACTCACTCATGGCTGGCTCCTTTTTCTGCATCACACATTTCACATTTATCTATATGCCCCCACCCATCATCTCGAATGAAGCCAAACCCCTTACAAGCCTTACATTTGACTTTCTTTTTCTCACCCACCAAGAAATATCGATCTTTCTGGTTGTAGGTAATATCAATAGAACCTGAGTAATAGCGCCTTAACGCCCCATCAATATGAAATTCGTGTGGACCTACACAAAACATCCACCCCGAATCCCCGCCGCACTTTGTAAACCGTGTGAAATATGCTTCTCTCCATTTCACATAACGGCCAGACAGATGAGGAGTCAACAATTCAATTAAACGTGCTCTAAGCATCTCCATGCTTGCTGACATATCTCCATAGTGATATTCAAGATCGTAGCTATACTCGCCTGTGTTATATCTAGTTGGCATGAGATTCACCGCCTCCGTATATTGATTCGTGGTCGCGGATGGCTTGCTCTAATGCAGGTCTTTCAAATAATGTCGCGTACTTGCTGCCATTTTTATTGATGCGGCTTAGAATCTCTTTAGCTTCTTTAATACCGCCATCAAACGCATTAATTTGATCAATCGATTCCAGCAGGCGCTTGAGTTCGGAAATGTCTACAAAATACTTTTCTCGATCAGCCTTGCTAATCTCTACACTTTGACCACATTGGAACTCGAAACCTTCATTCCATTCAGTTGCGTTAGAAGGTGCTGAATCTACGATTTCCTTCGCGTATTGCAGTCCTTTATCTCTAATCAATTTAGATGCTTTCATGCATTCGCCCCTTCAATTAACTGCAGAATATTTCTTGGAATAGGCATACCTTCACGGCGGCACATCTCTGCGTATTCGTGCGGATTATCGAAAGGATCTGGACCTAATTCCTTTGCAAGCTCAGGCTCTTTTTCTTTTGCCTGAAGTTTTTGTACTGGTGCAGGTTTACGACCATTGATTTTTAATCGTTCCATCAATGATTGGAGATGCTTTTGTGCTTCGTCATTGCTCACAGGAACGTGTTTAGGTTCTTTGTGTTCTAGTTGTAGCGGTGGAGCGTAAAACTCTTGCTGACGACCTTTCAATTGAGCTTTAGCCACCATCACGTTGTAGGTTCCGAAGAAATTATCTTGAGCTGCTCTCATTTGACCGGCTTCGATCAAATACATAACCTCGTCTAAGGCGTACTTAGTGATTTGGGTAATAACCACGGAACGGTCAGTTGTAAACTTACATGCGCGAGACCAAGCTTCTTCTGGAGACATCCAACTTTCACCGATACACCAGGTGCGAAACTCGGCAAATGACGGCATAAAGCGTCCACCTGCTGTAAGTAAACGAGCAAGTGCGTTGTTAAATTGGTTTTGTTGAACGCCAACCAGTGTTTTAAGTGCGATTTGCTCAACCACTGACAGAGGAATTGCACTTTCGCCTGTTGCTGGAAATTGCTTATTGAACTGAGCAGCGTAAACAGTGCGAAGAGAAGCGATTAATTGACGCACTTCGTTCAAGGTAATCTCATGCATGACCTACCTCCTCAATCATTGGAAACTTTTTTGCTGGGGTTACATCCACGATTTGAGATTCGCTCTGTTCTTCAAAAAGATTAGCGAAGTAACCCGACTCTTGTGGTTTTTGACCAGCTGAATTGATTTGCTCTTGTTTCTTGCGGTTAGCAGCGACTTGTTTCTCGTTGTTTTGAACCCAAGAGAACCACTTAACCAACCAGATGCTTGGTGTATTCAACGAACTTGATTCGTTTGCAAAGTACCAGTCACCGAAATTTTGAATCATGGTTCTCAAGTCGATTTCAGGTACAGAAACAAATCTTTGTTGAGCAAGTGAGATGAAATCGTATTGAAACTCGCTGTATTCAGAAATGAATTCACGCATTGAGTAACGCTTGTGATCATCGATCTGATACTGAGCAAATTGGATTGGTGTAAATTGCGAATTTTCTTCACGCGCATTACTACTACTATCTATATATTGGTTATCGGTTAACGGTTTATGGTTAAGGTTTTTTTGGCTTTCACTTTCAGAACCCAAAATTAACCCACTGGGTTTTTGTGGGTTTTCAGAATTAACCGAGTCGCCTTCACTTTGGTTTTCTTTTGGTTTTTCCTTACGTGGACGGCCACCTTTCTTACCATTTTCACGATTTTTATCCCCTACTTTTTGATAAGCGGCGATTTCTGAATCACAACGTTTGTTGTGAAACCCATCTTCCTCTTCCACAAAAAACTCTTGCAGCACAATTAATACTGCTTCCCTTTCTTCTTGGGTATTTGCACGTAACCGACGAAAAACCGACTGGGTTTCTTTGGGTAATGGTTTTTCATGCAAATAATAGAAATCTAGAGCGCGTCGATAAAAGCATTCTTCGACTGGACTAAGGTGAGCGGTATCTACCATAAAGTCGCTGATGTGATGTAAATATTTATACATGGATGCCTCCAAATAAATCTTGGTGTTGCGCATTTGGAGAAATCCAAAGGCATTCTGTGCGGACATCAGTCCCACGCCCTGATGAGATACGTGCACTTGTATCAACACGTTTCCACTTGGCTAAAAAGTCGTTATAAAGTTCACTTGGGTAACCAGAAACAATCACTTTGCCTTCTAGCTCGAGTAAAACTTTTAAGAGTTCTTCATGGTCTTGGTCAGACATTTCGTGACGGTAAACACGCCCATTCTTAGCACCTGAATAACGTGTGTCATGAACATAGGGTGGATCTACATAGTGAAGAGTTTCACAATCATCATGATCTTGTAGCACCTGAATAGCCGGACGGTTCTCAATAAGAACACCAGATAATCTCTGACCAACGATTGCTAAATGATTTGGATAAGTCACCCATAATGATTGGGCTGTGCCATAAGCTCTTTTAGTATCAATCCTAAATCCTGTAATCCCTTTAGATGCACCTGCAGAACCGAATCCCATTTGTGCTCGGATAATTAAACGTCGTGCTTTTTCAATTGGATCTTCACAAGGTTCCCATGCTTCTTGAAAGTCAGCTCTTGAATAAGGAGTGAAAACCAATTGTTCTATTAATTTATTTCGCTGATCTTCATTTCTTAGTACACGAAATAAATTAACGATTTCACCATCGAGATCGTTATAGACTTCTGCATAAGCACGTGGCTTTTGAAGTAATACTCCAGCTGCTCCCCCAAATGCTTCGGTATAGCAAGTGTGTTTAGGGAAATGTTTAATAACCCAATCAGCAAGTCGGAATTTCCCACCGTGGTACCGAATTAAGGGGGTGTTCAAAGTGGTCATGCTTCACCGCCTTCATTGAATTGAATATAAGTACTACCCAAATAACGGATCCGACCAGCACGACCTAGACTTTTGATAATTTCCTCTGCATGGTTATAGGTAATGCGATGCTGACGCACTAAAACCTCTTTAAATTCATCTCGCTTTACAGCTGCATTTTTAGTATCAGCTTTGATTCGCTCTAGGTTTTCTTCACACTTTTTGATTAATGCTTTAAGTGTGTGGAGAGCCGGTTCAAACCAGCTCTGGATTATTTGCTGTTGATTTGATAGATTATTTGTGTTCATTTGATTCACCTCAATTGAATGCCTAACCACTCCTGTTCCCGCAGGTAGTGGTTTTTTTATTTGAATAAAATCCGCATGTACTCTGGTGAAGTGAATGCATGTGCTAAATAGACTCGCGTTGCTTCTGCAATTTCAGGTGAGCAATACACATCACTTTCTTGTACAACCTTCAAACCAATGGCTGTCAACAAAAAGCTAATAAACTCAATCTCAGTCCAACCATTTGATTTCTTTTCTGTTTTCATCCGTGAAAGGATGCTCGCATCGACATTTATCATCTCTGCTACTTGTCTTTGGTTGCTAGCGTTAAGTGCTTGCAATATGAGCGATTCGTTATTGCTAGCGCTTGCAGGCAATTCATTTGATACTTTGCTCATGGGTAAGGTCCTAAGCGGTTAATGTTTCGAATTCTGAAAGTGATGGACAAAGCTCATAAGCTTTAAAACGACCTTTAGTTACACGCTCAGCGCGTAATGCAATCTTTTCGGACATTTGGTTTTTTCCTTTAAGCCATGCATTTACAGAGGGTTGTTTTATAAGTAGGACTTGAGCTGTCTTTGTTTGGCCACCTAAGAACTCAACTAATTTTTCATAGATTGCGATGAGATTTTGGCTCATAACTATCAAACTCCTATTTTGATAGTTAATTTATAGTTATACCTATCATATGTCAATAGGTATACCTTTTTGAAGTTTTATAGTTGAGCCTATAAAATCCAATTCCAAACAAATTAAGGTTTTTGTTATGTCTGATTTGGCAACTCGACTCAAAGAAGCTCGTACTAAAGCTGGTAAAAGTCAGTATGAAGTAGCTGAAGCAGTTGGTATTAAACAACCCACATATCAAGCCTTAGAAAGTGGTAAGAGCTTGAAGTCTGCTTTCCTTCCACTGATTGCAAAATACTTAGGTGTAGATGCGTATTGGCTAACTACTGGAAAAACTGAAGATGGTTTTTCCGAAGATGATTTTGTAAAACCTAAAGTGGTTCATAAAGGAATAGACAATTACATTTGGATTGACGTAGTGGAAGCTAATTTTTCATGTGGACCAGGTGAATCTATTGAATTTCATTTTGATGCAATCAATGGAGCAATCCCTTTTCCACCATCATTTTTTAAAGAAAAACGTGTCTCTGAGGATTGCATGCGTATCATCAAAGCTAAAGGTGATAGCATGATGGATTACATCAAAGATGGTGACTTAGTTGGTATTGATATTTCTCAAACTGAAGTTATTGACGGTGAAATATATGCTGTTTACTTCGCTGGTGAAGGAATGTTGAAGCAAATTTTTAAAGAGGCTGATGGGTCTCTAATTCTTCATAGTCTCAATGAAAAGTTTAGAGATCGAAAAGTTACTGAAGAGAATGGAAAAAATTTTAAGGTAATGGGTCGTCAATTTTGGCGAGCTGGTTAATAAATTCACCTATAGAAACAATTTTATACATTTGCCCACCTATAAGGTGGGCTTTTTACTTATAGATTTACCTATCAATTTAGAAATTTACACCTATCATTTTATAGTTATGCCTATTGACACTAATAATAGATAAAACTATATTTGTCTCGTAGACAACAAAAAAGCACACCGACCGCTAAATCTGATGTGCTTTTGCAAACTGCGAGATCAATTATGAACGTAAAAGCTACCCCTTTCAACTCATTTGCATTTGTCAGCATGGCTGCTCTTGCAATCTCTGGAGGTTCTTTAGTTGCTTGCCAATTGCAGCCAGCTTTCCAAACAAAAGAAGCACCTACTCTTTTTACACCTAAAACTCAACCAAGTACTTACTGTGTTTTAACCGCAAAAATCACAGGTAAACATTCTGGCGTTGCCGTAATCAAATTAGATAGTTTCCGTTTAAACGTTAGCTTTGATTTTGAAGCTCATCCAGACAGTTACGGCGTTCCGGGTTCTGAATTCACTGCTGTTGAAATTACTCAACTCACAGTAAATGAAATTACTGATGTTAATGGTAAGTCATATAACGATTTCACCGAATTTGAAGACATCCGAAACATCAATGGCCTTCTAAAAGGCTTCATCGAACGTAACAAGTTGGTGGAGGCTTAAAGATGTCTAATTTCAAAAAGCACCCTGACGGCTACAAGTCATTTTTAGGCCGTGATGATAAGGGCCTCTACTCTGTTCGCATTGGCTGGCAAGTGTACGCATCTAATGCTAATGGCTCAGTTCTTTACAAAGTTAAAGACGGATTTAAGACGCCTTTAAATGTGTTCAGGTTCCAAACTGACTATCCAAAAGTTTGGAATGAACTCACACAAGAAATTGATTTCCAACGCAGAAAGCAGCTCGCAATAAAACTGCGTGAAACAAACATCCCTACTTATGACCGCAAAGCATATAAGCAAAAACGCGGTTTTACAGGCTCAAGATAAGGATAAGAATAATGGCTCTACCGATTATTACTGCTGACCAAACTTTATTGGTTCAAGCAATTATTGTGTACCTATACGCTGATCCGGGTTTAGGTAAATCATCGATGGGCTTTACTGCGGAAAAAGCAATTTCTTTTGACTTTGACCGTGGTGCTCACCGTACTGGTGAATTACGTCGAGGTGCGGTTGTACAGGTTCAACAATGGAGTGATGTTGCAAACCTTACTCCGCAGGACTTAGCACCATATAAAACCGTAGTCATTGATACCGTGGGTGCAATGCTTGAATGCATTAAAACCCACCTGTTACTTACGGCAAATAACCGTCAAAAAGATGGTTCTTTAAAGTTAAAGGCTCAAGGTTTAGCGAACCAAACGTTCAAGCAATACATCAATACTTTGATCAGTTTAGGTAAAGATGTTGTTTTCATTGCACACGCATCAGAAGATCAAAACGGTGATCAAATTATTTACCGACCAGATCTAGGTGGTAAAAACCGTAACGAGCTTTACCGTATCGCAGATGTCATGGGTTATCTAACAACTGTTACTACTGGTGAAGGTAAAAATGCCCGCGTTATTAATTTCAAACCTTCGCCTACACATCATGCGAAAAACTCAGGTGCTTTAGGCGGTGAAACCGGTGAAGTGTGGGTACCTGATCTTAAAGCACACCCTACTTTCTTGGCTGACCTGATTACTCAAGCTAAAGATCACATTAACACCTTAACGCCTGCACAACTTGCAGCAGCTAAAGCCCAAGAAGAGCTAGAAAACTGGAAACAAAGCTGTGAAGAAGCTGAGCATGCAGGTGACCTTAATCAATTAACTGAGTCGCTTGATAAAGAACACATGTATTACCAGAACATGCGACAAGCAATGTTAATGAGAGCTAAAGCATTGAATTGCACGTTTGATAAGCAACGTGGCACTTGGATTAGTCCACCAGAATTTAACGGTATCTCAGATCAACAAAGAGATGAACTTCAAAACTTCATAGCTGAACGCGGCCTAGACGTGAAAACAGTTTGTGAACACTTCGGCATAGATGCCCTTATCCAAATTGAAGCAGCAAAACTACCAGCAGTTAAACAAGACATTGAAACATTAGCGAAAACGGGGATGACAGCATGAAAATTCTAAATAAAGTTGAAGCCAAACTTGCTTGGGCCAACGGTGAATTACTTTTAGTAAATAATACTGAGCGTAATGGCTGGGAACCATTTAACCCTTATGACTTTGGCTTTGATGTTTTTGATAAATTCGAATTTCAATTAAAGCCTAGAACTATTTTTATTGGCGAATTTGAGGTACCTGAACCATTAAAAGAAGCGCCAGCTAAAGGTTCTACTTGCTCTTACCCAAGTCCAACTGTTGAATTAGGTGTGCAGCAGTTTAAGTGGAATGGTTCAAAAGGACAATTACGCATGCTTCAGCATGGCCAAGTCCACTCAAGTTTTGATAATGCTTTTGCTCATTGCTGCGCCATTATCAAAGTAAGTGGAGGTGAGTTTGCTGAAGATATGCTCAAACTTCTGAACAAGCCAACTGATGAAGTTGAAGAAGAAAAGCCTTTAGAAAATGAAGTTGAGAAATCACCTCAGGTTAATACTGAAAAAACAGTAATTGAAGAGCCTACTAAAGATTTAAAAGAGGATCTCGATAGTGCAATTGTTGTTACTGAGGAGTCTTATGTTTCATCATCCGAGGATCTATTAGTTCCAGAAACTAACGAGCCTAAAGTAGATCCAGAATATCAGCAAACCCTAGATACTCTTCTACAGCGTGTAAAAGAGTCAAAAACACCTGCAGAAGTAAATGCGGTTTATCGTTATACCCGCACATGGGATGACGAACAAATGAAGCCTATCCTTCTCGCCACTCACAAACGTCTTGAAGAGCTAGAAAAAGAAAAGGCATCTGCTAATGAGCCACCCTCTTTAATGGTTCAAATCCAAACTGCACCAGACCTTACAACGCTAGATGCTTTGGAAATAGACGTGGCTGCACGAGATCCGCAGATTCAACCGAAGCTAATGGGGTATGTGAGAAAACGCCGCTATGAATTAGAGAATCCTACACCTACTCAACAAGAATCTACCCCTGATTATTTATTAGTGGACGGTTTCTAACATGAAAGATCAGTACAAGAAAGTGAGCCAAAAACACATGCTTGGTTTTATGTACTACTTGCAATTGCTGGGCTACGTAATAGTCCGGCAAGGCATGGATCAAGCAATGTTTCTAACCAAACATTATGCGGTACCAGTCGCTTGGCGCCGCATAACGATCGACTATCACAACCGGTTAAATAAACCCGCGCAGCAGCTTTATAAAGAGTTTGTTGAGTGGACTAAAGAAGAATATTTGAGGGCCTAATGATGTTTGATTTGAATAAGGAAAGAGAGGCTTTTCTGAATACCTTCCAATATTACAAAGGAAGAAGAGACATTATTTTTAGTCATGAGCATGAACTGTTTATGACTAGATCAAACAATCCTTCTGAAATTGCTCAGAAAGAAATAAGCAACATGAATAGCCGTTGGGATGCTTGGCTTAGATGTGCAAAGCATCGTGATGCAGAGCTAGAAAAAGCCAAAGCTCAGGCGGTGCCAGAGGGTTATGTAGTTGTGCCGAAAGATGTTGCAGAACGAACAATTGGTCATATTGGCATAGCAATCTGTCATCCAAACAATACTCGTGATGAAGAAAATATTATGAGTGAAGACCAAGTGGTTATCGAACGTGCTATTGATGCAAGCGAATCAGGAGCTGAGGGATGAGTGACTATATGCACATGACACTTGAGCAGCTTCAGCAAGAACATGCAGAGTTACTTCTGTTTAATGAAGAATTGGATCGTCGTTGTAAAGCTCACAAAGCAGATGCACAAAAATATCAAACTAAGTGCTGGCACATCACAACACTTTTGATGAATCCAGTTGATCAAGACATGACTTTGAAAGCAATCCAAACAGTGATTGAAAGGGTTGGTGAAGAATGAGTAGTCTCGATTTTGAGCAACTTTATCTAATGGCTCTCATGAATAGTAAAAAGCCAAAGTACGTTTTGAATTGGGTTCATGTCTCCAGACATGGGCCAGGTGCGACAAAAGCTACAGAAATTTGTGAATATTTTGGGATAGATCCAGAAGGCACTGATTTTAGAAAAGCGGAAAGTAAGGAGGAGTAAATGGGACAAATAGTTAAAATAGAGGCTAGCATTCTAGAAAAGATTGTTGCTGTAGCTGAACGTATTGCTCAGTCAAAAGAAGAACGCCGAGTTGGTCGTGAAGAATTTGCACACATGCTCAATATCGAACCTGAAACTCTAGACGCTCGGATTCGTGAAGGCAGATACCAAAGGCCATACAAGGATGGGCGAAAAAGTTTTTGGTTATTGTCCTACGTGCAATCTGTCGTTACAGACACAAAAGAATCTGGTAAAGTAGCCACCTATTGAGGTGGCTTTATTTTATACAATGAGATAGGTACTTTTTCAATATTGAGTACCAAATTGAGTATCAAAATCACCCCAAAATAAAATCCCTTTATATATTAGTGAGTTGAATCTAAAATGCTTCTAATGATCGACAATTACGACTCTTTTACCTACAACATCGTTCAATACTTTGGCGAGTTGAATCAGGAAGTAAAAGTAGTTCGCAATGATCAAGTCACATTAGAGGATATTGAACGATGGCAACCAAAATATCTTGTGATTGGTCCTGGCCCTTGCTCTCCAAGCGAGGCAGGTATTTCAATTCCTGCAATTAATCATTTTGCCGGAAAAATTCCTTTGCTTGGGGTGTGTTTAGGCCATCAAAGTATTGGGCAAGCTTTTGGCGGGAAAATTGTAAGAGCCAAAACGGTGATGCATGGACGTTTATCTGATATGTACCATAGCAATAAAGGTATTTTCAGTAATCTTCCTAGCCCATTCTCGGCAACTCGTTATCATTCATTAGTCATTGATCAAGAAACACTACCTGACTGCCTTGAAGTAACATGCTGGACCAATGAAGCAGATGGCTCAATGGAAGAAATTATGGGCGTTAAACATAAGACACTTCCTGTTGAAGGCGTGCAGTTCCATCCTGAATCCATTTTGAGCCAACATGGCCATCAAATCTTTAAAAACTTTTTAGACATCTACGCATAA